TGAAACTGTGGCAGCACCTGCAGAAGCAGCACCGGCTGGTGAAAGCAAGCGGGCAGAAGACATCCTTGCGATGATCCGTAACCGCCAATCATAAGGCACAGAGGGCGGCAGCAATGTCGCCCTTATTCTTCAATTAAAAGTAGTATAAATGTATTTTTATCTTGAATTTGAAAATTCTGGCGATATATTACCATATGAAGCAAATAGAAATGCTGATATATTAGTATACTATGTTGAGTTACTTAATAAACAAAATCAAAACAGATTTACAACAAATCATATATTTAAAGATCAAAATTTAACACCTCTTATAAAAGAGATAAATGAATATTTTACCAAGTATACTGAAAAAACTATTAATATATACGAAAACTATTTTGATCAATCTGTATTAAATCAGTTACATGCATATTGGGTATTTTCGCAAAACAATCTAAAAATAGATGCTAAGACCAAAGGACTACTAGATTATTACAATGATGATAATCTTTTTCCAATTTGGAGCGATGTACTTCATAAAATAGGAAAAGCAGATCATTTTAACAGTTTGAATCATGCTATACATAAGTTAGAAAGACAATTTTACGAAGTAAGTTACAGTATAGATGACAAATATTTTGAAGAAAATAACCCGTTTCCATCAGATAGATGTACAAATGATATTTGTAATTTTAGAATAGCATTTAACCATTTAGGTAGACCTTTGTATGATAAGTTTGAAACCGTCGATGATGAGTTAGCAGCAGATGACACAAATACGTTCAATGAACTTCATGGATTTGTTGAAATTAGTTTGCGAAGACCACAAACTATTCCTTTTAGTAAAGAATATATTGAATGGTGCAATAAGCTAAACAAACCACCGAGTGGAACTTGTTTAAATATTGGTAATTTAATAGATTATAAAAGTAAATTGACAGAATACAGACAAATACTATACAATAACAACAGTAATAGTTTTACAATTAAAATAGAGGAAAAGTGATATGGCAAAGCCATTTGATGTAAGTAAATTTAGAAAAGACATTACAAAAAGTATCGACGGATTGTCGATTGGATTCCATGATCCAACAGATTGGATCAGCACAGGAAGTTATGCACTTAACTATCTCATCAGCGGAGATTTTCATCGTGGCGTGCCTATGGGCAAAGTTACAGTGTTTGCTGGAGAATCAGGTGCAGGTAAGAGTTACTTTGCATCGGGTAACATTGTGCGACATGCACAAGAGCAAGGTATCTTTGTTGTGCTGATCGACAGTGAAAACGCACTGGATGAAAGTTGGCTACAAGCACTTGGTGTTGACACAGATGAAAGCAAACTACTTAAACTAAGCATGAGCATGATTGATGACGTTGCTAAAACTATTAGTGTGTTTATGGCAGACTACAAAGCAATGGCAGAAGAAGATCGTCCAAAGGTATTGTTTGTACTTGACAGTTTAGGCATGATGATGACACCTACAGATGTTGATCAGTTTAATAAGGGTGACATGAAAGGTGATATGGGTCGTAAGCCTAAAGCACTAACAGCACTTGTGCGTAATACAGTTAATATGATCGGCAGTTACAATGTAGGTATGGTATGTACTAATCATACATATGCAAGCCAAGATATGTTTGATCCAGATGACAAGATCAGTGGTGGACAAGGCTTTATCTATGCAAGTAGTATTGTTGTAGCAATGCGTAAACTTAAACTTAAAGAAGATTTAGATGGCAATAAGACTACTACTGTAAATGGTATTCGTGCAGCATGTAAAGTTATGAAAACACGTTATAGTAAGCCGTTTGAAGCGGTACAGGTTAAGATCCCATATGAAACAGGCATGGATCCTTACAGTGGATTGCTTGACTTGTTTGAAGCAAAAGGTATGCTTACTAAGCAGGGCAATCGTTTGAAATATACTACTACAGCAGGTGAAGAAATGCTGGAGTTCCGCAAAGGCTGGACTGGCGATAAACTCGAAGTAATCATGCAGGACATATCAAACGCAGATGGACTAAGTATTGATGATATTGCAGATGCAGCAATTACTGCACCAAATGGTGATGTAGTTGATCCAGAAACAGGCGAAGTGTTAGAGGAAAACAATGAGTGACGTTGAAGTTGTAATTGACGCTTATAAAATTCTTAAAGAATATATCCCAGCAAAGGATAGACAGTTAGCAAGCGATCATTTTGTAGAAGATATGCAAGAGATTCTTGACGAACAAGACTTGTTTAAACTTGGTGGTATAGACAAATACCTCAAAGCAAGCGTTAGAGACTTGCTTGGAGAAGAGGACTTCGAAGTCGATGAAGAAGAATATTGAAATTATAGAATCACGTGATGCGTATAAATGGGCTAAGAACTTTAAACGCATACAAGATAAATTTTATGATGGCAAATACAAGTTGCGTCGATTACAACAAATAGAAGATTTTGTAAAACTTAATGGGTTTTCCAGTGTATACCATATAGAAGAAGTTTTATTAGATTTAAACATTTCAACTGTTGATGACATTACTAAAAGTGATTTAATACTTGTAACTCATCAAGGTTATGGACGTTACCCGTTAACAGGTATTATCGAACAAATACAAAAATGGTTAACATGCAGCGATCATCTGTATTTTTGTATTAATAGACATTACATTAATATTGACAATCAAAGATTAGATTATAGTGTACCTAATGATTTTCAACAAGCAATTACATATTGGTTACAGCAAGAGTTATCAAATTGTGTAGTGGTTGATATGAGTAGAAATTACATAGATACAGGGAAACACTTTACTTGGAGTTGCCCTGATAGGCATTTTTACATAAGGAAAATTAGTGCAAGAAAGTTATAGCAGAACCTTATTAAGAGACATTACATACAGAGCAGGTGCACTATTTGTAAGTTTGCCAATGGCAGGAATAGAAAATGGTTTAGCTTTGGAATTGTCTAAAGTTTTAATATATTATGTCATGGAAAGATTGTGGCTTAGAGTTAGTTGGGGTTTAAACGATACCTCAGAAAAGCATATAAGAACATTAGCAAGAGCAATTACCTATAGAATAGTTGCTACTTTTAGTGTGGCCTATTGGGTAGGATTAGAACTAGCATTAAGCCTTGCCATTATTCATACAATAATATACTATACAAACGAAAGATTGTGGTTAAAAGTCCAATGGGGAAGACTATGAAACTAATAGAACATTTTAACGATTACGATATGGTTTCAACTGATAATACAATCGTGAACAAACATAATTATCTTCGTTTTAGATTCGGACGGTTGAAGCATAACTTTTGGCTAAAGAGTCGAAAAAGCAAACACACAATTTATGTAGATGCTTACGACAATTTTATTTTACAAAACTTAAAGTCAGGAAAAACATGTTACTTTGGGAGTGCAGGATATTATCTAGATGGTGCAATTAACGATCTAACAGTGATCGAACAATTTCCTATAGTGAAAGCATTTTATCCTAAGGCTGTAATTGTAAAAGATCGAACCGAAATTTTTGATCATTTTCCAAAAACGTTTGATAACTTTGTTGTTGTTAATAACAGAGCAGACATATGGACTAGCCTATATGATAGCGTAGATGCTGGATTTGACTTAGATAAACCTAGTGTCGAGGATCATGTAAGACATTATATAAAAAGTATGAAAGACGGGTGTATATTTTTCTATAGTTTTAGAGATACACAGATTGTTAACTGGAATCGTATCAGTACTGACCACTATGATTATTTTTATAACTTTGCATTATACTTAAAAAAATACGGTTTGAACTTATTATGGCATGACATTAAGTTTGCAAAAAAAGAAAAACAACCTGACGGATCATATGATATAATGGAAAACCCAGATACTCTTAATGGAAACTTAAAATTTATATTTCAATATAACGACAATAGTCACGTAATTGATACAACACAATTTGCAGGATAAAATGAATAGATGCCCTCAGTGTAATATGGTATTGCACTTGTCCACTGGAAATCCAAATTTAGTTTGTGTTAATCGCAAATGTAATTTTATCGGAGAGCCAGTTAAAAGTAACCCGCTTTTTTATTTGTTTATACTAATTCTAGTTTTTGTAATTTTTATTACATTCTTGTATGACGTTGGTATATTATGGCAGAACTAATCTTATATATGGGAGGCTGTTGCGGAGATATTATTACCGGCCTGATTGACACAAAAGGTATTAGTATAACATCAGAAAAGTGTATTGTTCTTAAAGAAAGATCAAAACTTAAACGTAGTTTTGAATTCGATAATACTGCAGAAAAAGATGCTTATATTTCAAGTGCAAGCAGGTATTGGAACAGTTTGCCTAGCCACGATGCAGATTATCATATGCAAAACAATCATCCTTATTTAGGTATTGTATGCGGCAATTGGGAAACTGCGTTATGGGCAGCAACAAGATTTCGCAGGTTGCATAGAGATTTGGTATGGGAGAGAATGAGCAAAGCAAGTGGTGCAAAAACTATTGAAGAATATGCTCAACTAATAATGGATTTTAGTAATATGATCAAGCCGGCGGCGTATAAAACTATTGAATTGGCTGATATAGTTGAAGGAAATGCTATAGAAAAATTAAAAGAGTTGACACAGTTAGATGACTGTGCTAGTATAATGTATAATCAATGGCTAGAATCGGTTTCTGACAAATGAGCCAATACTACAACAGAATTGTAAATGACTTGGGTGCTATTCCGGCTTTTATTAACTTTTACGAAAGTGAATTAGAAGAAGCAAAGCGTGAGTGTCATGTTAAAGGAATTGTAGAAAAGAATATTACTGCACTGCCGGGTATTACTGAGCATCGTTTCAATCAACTACAAGAGATTGAAGCGGTGCTTAACTACCTCAACATACAACTGCGTAAGATTAGACGCAAGCATTTTCAGAAGTATTTGGAAGGATATGCCCGTG